CCGGCCACGCCGCCGACACCGACACCGCCGACGCCTACGAGACCAAGTACGCCGGACTCATGGACCAGGTCACCCAGAAGCTCCTGGAACTCTCGCCCACAGACGCCGACCCGACCGAGATCGCTACGGAGATCGCGCGGGTCGTCGACACGGACTGTCAGACCTGCTCAGCTAGGTTCCGGGACATCCCTCGACCTGCCCAGGAGATGCCTTGATCCTCGTCACCGGAGCCACCGGCATGGTCGGCGGCCACGTCCTGCGCCAGCTGACCGGGCAGTCCGCGCCCGTGCGTGCCCTCGTCCGCAGCGAGGAGAAGGGCGACACCCTGCGCGGCTACGACTGCGAGCTCGCGGTCGGGTCCTACGAAGACGCCGGCTCGCTGGACGGGGCGCTGCAGGGCATCGACCACGTCTTGCTGATCAGCCCCGCCAACGAGCACATGGCCCAGCAGGAGGGCAGCCTGGTGGACGCAGCGGTGCGCGCCGGGTCGTCGCCGCACATCGTCAAGCTCGCGGCGGCCGGCGTCGACGCCCCGGGGGAGACCGACGTCAACTTCCTCGCCCAGCACCGCCGCGTCGTCGAGCACCTGCGGGAGGCGGGTCTGCCGACGACCGTGCTGGCGCCCAACGGCTTCATGCAAAGCTTCCGCCGCCCTCCTCCGGACCCCATGCGAGCCAGGTCAGCGAGACGCCCGTCCTCGTGGCGATCCGCTGGCACACCTGCGCGTAGTCCTGCGGGCGCGTCCCGTCCTCCCAGTTCCGCCACGACTGCGGCGGCAGGTCGCACGAGGTCGCGGCCTCTTTGACGTTCCAGCCGAGCTTGTTGCGGATGAGGGCGAGCCGCGCCGCGAAGGCGGCCGCTGAGGGAACCCAGTCCGTCTGTACTGCTTCCGTGGTCATGGCGTCACTATGCAGGCAAGAACGCCAGAGGTAAACACGCCGACTAGAAGTGGTGCTTGACACCAACTGCCTTCCGGGTGTTGCCTCTGGTGCATGGCACCACACCCGGGCTCACTCACCACTGGCCAGGCAGCGGACCGACTCGGCGTCGGCGCCGCCACCGTACGTCGCTGGGCGAAGGAAGGCCGCGTCCGCCACGTCGTCCTGCCGTCCGGCAGGATGCGCTTCGACCCGGCCGACCTCGACGCCTACCTCGCCCCTCGCGGCGACGCCCCGGCCGGCGCCGCATGACGCGCGCCTTCGCCGACCTCGCCGCCGAGATCATGCGCCGCGTCACGGTCGACTCGGACGGCTGCTGGATCGTTGCCGCCAGGGACAACGGAAGCGGCTACCAGTGGCTGTTTGGCGACTATGCCCACCGGCACATGCACCGCATGCACGTCGGCCCCATCCCGGCTGGCTACGAAGTAGACCACCTCTGCGTCCAGCCTGCCTGTGCCAACCCGGCACACCTGGAGGCTGTGACGCCGCAGGAGAACAAGCGCCGGGAGTTCGCTCGGAAGCGGTCGTGCATACGGGGACACCCGCTTCCAGAGTTTGAGGTTGGCAGAAACCGGCCCTGCTCTCCTTGTCACGTGATCCGCCAGGCCAAGCGGACGCGGCGGATTGCCGCTGGTGAGCGCCCGCAAGCGACCGTGCAGGACCACCAGCACGGAACTCGCACCGCCTACAACTACGGCTGCCGCTGCGATACCTGCACGAACGCCAACCGCCTTTACGCGCAGCGGCGCCGCGCGCGGGTCAAGGCCCGTAAGTCCACATCCGTCCGGCAGTGGCACGTCGCAGCGCAGACGGACGCCGCGTGACCGCCGACGTCCTGCTCTCCGACATCGCCGCGGAGCGCGACCTGACCGAGGTCGAGGCCCGCGGGCTGGTCGACAGCATCCGAGTCGACATCGAGGACGTCGGCGTCCGCATCGCCACCGCCTACCTCGGCCGGGCCTGGGTCGCCCTTGGGCATCCGTCGTGGGACGCGATGTGCGCTGCCGAGTTCGACGGCGCCCGGCTCCGCGTCCCCCGCGAGCAGCGCGTCGAGCAGGTCCAGAGCCTGCGGTCCGCTGGACTGTCCACCCGGGCCATCGGCGCGGCCCTCGGCATCGACAAGAGCACCGTCCGTCGGGATCTGCCGGCTGCGCCAGATGGCGCACCTGGGGCAGATGCCCCACGTGAGCCCGTCGTCGGCCAAGACGGCAAGGCGTACCCCGCAACGCAACCGGCCCGGCCATCCATGCCGCAGCGCGTGCCCGCAGACACCACGACCGGCCTGGTCACCGACCCCGGTGACGTGCCGTTCGAGCAGTGGCAGGAGCAGCAGGTCGAGCAGGACGACGCAGCCATGGCGGAGTCGCTCGAAGCGCACATGGCCAACACCGACATCCGCTACCTCGGCAACCTGTTCCGCGGAATCACCACCACCCAGCACGTCCTGCTCGACCTCGACCCGGCCCGTGCCATCGAAGTGTGCCGGGAACGCGACGACGAGCGAGCCTCCCTGCTCGCCTTCATCGCCCGGGACCTGGCATGGATGCGCACCGTCCAGTCCGGCCTGGGCCGCAACCTCCGGAGCGTCCGATGACCACCTACCCCGACCTGCTGTCTGCCGCGATCAAGCGCATGGACAACGAGCCGCACACGAAGATCGCCGACGACTTCGCCCAGTCGCTCATCGACCTGTACCGGGCCGGTGAGCAGTGGACCGACGGCATGGTCTACGGCGCCGTCCGGGACCACTGCGTCAGGGCGCTGAACCGAGCGCACAAAGAGGTGCACAGCATCGCCGGCGTCACGCAGACCGGCCGTGCCCGACGGTTCACGCCGAGCACCAGTAAGCCACGACGCGACGCGCGCAGTGGGCAGATCGTCTCCTGGCAGCGGACCTTGCTGTGGAACTACGGCCTCGATGAACTTGAGGCGCACCTGGCGAAGTTGCTCACCGACCGGCAGGAACTCGATGAGCGGACGGCGCTCGTCCGCGCCCTGATCGCCTCGATGCGGCGGCACCCGGACTGCAAGAAGGCCATCGATGCGTGGCAGGCCGACGGGCACTCCGTGGACGAGGTCGACCTGAGCGGATGACCGCCACCCTCGCATCCGTGACCACCTGACGTAAAGGGGCGCCGGGACCTACCCCGACGCCCCTCCGAACCACCTACCCCGAGAGGCCCACCGATGATCCCCGCCTTCATGCCCGTGCTGTCTGCCGGCTCTCACACCAGCCCCACCGAGGGCGCCTGCGTCATGGAGTACGTCAGCGTGCTCGCCGGCGAGCCATGGACCGACCGGCCCGCATGCACCCACCCGGCATTCGCCACGCTTGCGATCCGGATCAACGACCGCCTCAAGGACGACGAGCGGCAGCAGATGGTGCCGCTGATCCCTCGCCTGATCGGCACGTCCACCGACGATCCGTACGTCAACGTCGGTGTCGCCGTGGCCATGCTCCGGGCGATCTTCCGGCAGGCGTGGCCGGCATGGGCCCACGAGAACCTCGAGCCGGCCTGGGCTGTGCTGTACCGCTGGGCCAGCCACGAGCCGGTGAGCCTCGCCGAGCTGTGCACCACCGCCGCCGCCGCCGCCGCCGCCGCCGCCGCCACCACCACCGCCGCCGCCGCCGCCGCCGCCGCCGCCGCCGCCGCCGCCACCGCCGCCGCCGCCGCCGCCGCCACCACCACCACCGCCGCCGCCGCCGCCACCGCCGCCGCCGCCGCCACCGCCGCCACCACCGCCACCGCCGCCGCCGCCGCCGCCACCACCACCACCGCCACCGCCGCCGCCGCCGCCTACGGCTGGGGTATCGACGAGCGGGTCGTGCTTGAGGCGGGGCTGGACGCCTTCGACGAGCTGACCGGTCGCGGAGCGGTGGGCTTGGCCGAGGAGCAGTGGCGTGAGCTTGCGCTGCTGACGGCATGACCGCCCCGACGGTCCTGCCGGCGCTCGACGATGCCCTCGTCACGCTCGCGCAGGCGTGGGCGGACAGCCCCGAGCGGGACACCGTGGACGCGATCGTCGCCGTGATGCACGGCAAGACGGCGCACGACGTCCTGCACTTCCGCCTGTGGGCCCTGCTGCACGCCGTGGCGTACCGCGAGACCGACCACCTCGCGCTGCGCCTGGAGGACGTCGAGCGCTACTCCCGCGCCCTCGACCGTAACCGGGCGAGCGGGGAGCACGTCCTCTGCTGCGACGACGACTGCGAGGTCTGCCTGGGCCGCGGCGAGTGTGAGCGGTGCGAGGCCCACCACGCCGACCTGCTCGCCGACGCCCTGCTGCAGCTCCGCCACCTGCTCGCCCAGGGCCGGGGCCGCGAGGAACTCGACGCGCTCGACGCTCTCGCAGGTGCGGCATGACGACGTGGGAGGACCCGCCGCGGAAGCAATCAGGAGGGCACGGCGGCAGGGACGCGCCAGCGGTGGCTGCGGACCTGAAAGCGAATCGCGGCCAGTGGGCCATCTTCAGGACCTACAGCACTCGTCAGTCGGCTGGAAGCGACGCGTCCCAACTCAAGTCCGGGCGTTACCACTGGGCGCCGAAAGGCAGCGTTGAGGCTGTCTCGCGCACCGTCGACGGGGAGTTCCGGGTCTACGCCCGCTGGGTCGGCCCGTCGTGACCGCCACCTGGGCCGGGTCCCGCCCCTACCGGCGGATGCACCCGCGCGTGCACACCGCGCTCGTTGTGCTGCTGCTCCTCGCGAGCGCCGTGGCGTTCCTGGCCGCCGGGGTGGTCGGGGAGCACCGGCGCTGCACGTCGCTGCGTCAGACCGGCAGCCCGCTCGTCTCGCAGTACTGCCCACCCGCCGACCACCAGGAGCCGTGATGCCACTCCGGATGCGTCCGTCCCTGGTGCTGTCGGACGTCGAGAGACAGGAGAGACGATGACCGACAACACCAGCCCCGTCGCCACGCTCACGGCCAGGCTCCCCAAAGGCAACGGGCTCACCCGGGCCGTCCCGACGCTGTTCGAGCAGCGCGGCGCCCTCGTCCCGTTCATCGGCTTCATGCGCGTCGAAGAGTGCGGCCTGGATGCCGACGATGTGCAGCACCTGAAGGGCAGCATCGCCCGCTTCGAGCTGTGCATGGGCGAACTGGACCACGACGCGAAGAGCCTGCTGGCCCGCGCCACCACGGCCGCCAACACCTACGGCGGGCAGCAGGTCCTGTTCGCCGAGCCTGGTGAGCAGGAGGAGCTGCAGGCGCAGCGTGACCTGCTGCTGAAGTTCCTCCGGGAGTGGCAGGCCGAGCAGAAGCCGGCCGTCAGCGACACCCAGGCTGCCGACCGGTGGAACAGCTGGCACGGCGGGCACTACGACGCGCGGCCGGAAGCCGCTGCACCGCTGCACCTGCGCGAGTTCCTGCTCTCGATCGGGGCGCTCGCCGAGGACGACGACCTCGAAGACCGGGACGTCGAGGACCAGGACAACCGCCCGTGGCCCGGCGATGTCGACGCCATGCCCGGTGCGGTCAGCGACCCGGTGCCGGGCGAGGACGACGACGCCGGAGCGACCGGCGACGCCGACGGTGCGACGTGACGGCGGCGACCCAGGCCCGGCCGAAGCCCCAGGGCCGCTACCGGTCCGGGCACTGCGGCATCGGCCGGCACGAGCAGTGCCGCGCGGTCTACGCCGGCACCGACTGCGGGTGCCCGTGCCACCTCCCTGAGCCGGCGGGGCCATCCGCCGAGGCCCCCGCCCCGGTCCGCACTACCGGGGCGGGGGCTCTCACCGGACTGCCGATCGAGCCGTTGGAGCCGGGCTCCGAGCCGTGGCTGCGCGTCATGTCCGCGTCGAAGGTCGCCGCGATGCTCGGCCTGAGCCCGTGCGAGTCCCGGTTCTCGCTGTGGCACCGGATGGCCGGCCTCATCCCGGCCGAACCGGAGAGCGACGTGACGGCCCGCGGCCACTACCTCGAACCGGGGATCTGCGCCTGGCTGGCCGACCAGCACCCCGACTGGCAGATCCTCCCCGGTGGCTGCTGGCAGCACGCCGAGGACGCCCGTTTCACCGCCGCACCAGACCGTCGCGCGCACATCGACGGGGAGACCCGCGGCGTAGAGGTGAAGACCGCCGCGGACGGCGACGAGTGGGGCCAGCCCGGCACGGACGAGATCCCGGTCGGCTACCGGGCGCAGGTGATGTGGCAGATGGACGTCCTCGGCACCCGCGTCACGCATGTCGCCGTGCTGGGCGCGTTCTTGAGCTTCGCCGAGTACGTCGTGCACTACGACGCGACAGAGGCTGCGTTCCTGCGTGACGAGGCCGCGGCGTTCCTCGCCTCGCTGCCCAACGGGGCTGCCCCGGAGCGACCCGACATCGACAGCCACGGCGCGACTTACCAGGCGGTTCGGGCCCTGCACCCTGACATCGAGCCGGTCGATGTCGAGATCACGCCCGAGGTCGCCGAGCCGTACTGCCGAGCCCGGCACGCCCTGCAAAGCGCCGAGAGCGCCGAGGCGCTCGCCCGGTCGCTGCTGGCCGACCAGCTCGGCAACGCACGCCGGGCTCGCTACGCCGGCCACACCATCGCCACCCGGCAGGTCAGGGGCGGCGGGACGCCGTACGTCGTGGCCGGCCGCCACCTGCCCACCTTCGACCTCGACCAGGAGTCCACGCCATGACCACGATTCAGCAAGCCGTCGCGCGACGTGACGAGACTCAGCCCACCGTCGCGCAGTACCTCGTCACCTTGGTCCCGGAGATCCAGCGGGCGCTGCCCAAGGGCATGGACGGCGAGCGGATAGCCCGGCTCGCCCTCACGGTCGTCCGCAAGGACCAGGCGCTCGCGCAGTGCGACCCGTACAGCTTCGCCGGGGCGCTGCTCACCGCCGCCGCGCTCGGCCTGGAAGTCGGAACAGGCGAGGCGCACCTCGTCGCGTACAAGCGGGAGTGCACCTTCATCCCGGACTACAAGGGCCTGGCGAAGCTGTTCTACCAGCACCCGCTGGCCCGCCACCTGGACTGCCAGGTCGTCTACGAGCGCGACGAGTTCGACTTCGCCTACGGGCTCGACCCCTACCTGCGGCACAAGCCGGCCCGTGGCGACCGCGGACAGATCGTCTACTACTACGCGGTCGCCGCGCTTTCGACCGAGGCCAAGGCGTTCGTCGTCCTCACTCCGGAGGAGGCGAAGGCGCTGCGGGGCGGGAAGGTCGGCCCTGACCCGCGGTTCCGCGGTGGTGACCCGCAGCACTGGATGGAGCGCAAGACGGCGCTCAAGCAGCTGATGAAGCTGCTGCCCAAGAGCACCGTCCTGCAGCGGGCCCTTGATGCGGACGAGAAGACCGGCCGGGAGCTGCAGCAGGACATGATCCTCGCCGCTGACACGCAGCCGGCCCTCGCCGCCGCCCCTGGGGGTGTCGACCCTGCGACCGGTGAGGTCGTGGACGGCGCGCAGGTGCAGGAGCCGGACGAGCCCGCGTGGCCCGACGTGCCCCCGGTCCCGGCGTGACCGCCGATCCGCAGCGGTCCAAGGCCCTCGCCGTGATCCGTGAGGGCCGGCTCACCCTGCTGCACGTCGCCTGCCGCCAGGTCGCGCACGAAGTCGACGAGGTCATCGCCCGGGTGCAATCGTCCCGGCAGGGAGGTCCGGCGTACGCGGTCGACCTGGCCGGGATGCAGTGGTCGTGCACCTGCCGGGCCGGTCGCGGATGTCCTCACATCGTCGCCGTGCGGCTCGTCACGGGTGGCGATGTGCCGTGAGGGCCGTCGTGTGGTGCCTGACCGGGTGGCATCCGCTGCTGGTCCTCGGCGTGGCGTTCGGCGTCGGGCTGCTCGGTGTGGTCGGGCTGATGTGGACCTCGCAGGTGTACGACGGCGAGGTCGGCGCCTTGGACCACTGGGACGGCCTCCAGTGAGCGGCTGCGGGGCCGGAGTCGCTGGCAACATCAGGTGTTGCGGGGAGCCTGGCCGTGCGATCCGCGTCGGGTGCGCGCACGAGCACATCTCCGAGACATTCGTATGCGCTCGGCATCTGGACGTGATGACGGCGCGACGCGGTGCCTGCGCGAAGTGCTACCGCAGTAGCGACCCGCACCGCTGCGTCCTGTCGCTGCTGAGCGAGCGGGTGGCCCGATGACCCGGTGTGAATGTTGCGACCTGCCCGTGACCTCGTGTGGCAAGGCGGCCGAGGGGCGCCAGCGTGCCGAGGCCAGAGCCGAACGGGAGCGACTGGCCCGGCTGGGTGCATTCGTAGCTGTCTGGCCTGGCCACTGCGTTCGTTGCGGCGAGCCGTTCCAGGCCGGTGACCTGATCCTGTCCTCGGGGCTGCCCATACCAACGGGGTTCGGCTACCTGGCCGGGTGTTGCGCATGACCCCCACCGACCTGTGGGCTGCGCTGCTGGCCGGCTGCGACCGTGCCGAGCAGGTGGACCGCGATGCGACGGCAGCCCCGTGGTGGCAGGAGCCAGGTCGTCTCCGGGCTGCCCCAGCTCTGACGCTGGGCGTCACCCGGCAGGAGTCCGACACCGTGCTCATCGTCGCTGCCCGCAACGCCTGGCCGGTCGTCGTCCAGGGCTGGCGCGACATTCTCGACGAGCACCGGCCCGTCCGTGCTTTCGGTCACGAGAGCTGCGGCGACGACTGTGACGTCTTCGAGTGTGACGGGCAGCTCCCCGGCTTCGGCTGCGACTGGCCCTGCCCGGAGATCCGCCACGTCGCTGCTGCTCAGCACGCCGCCGGTCTGCTGCCCGCCGAGGTCCAGACCGCCCTACGAGAGGCAGGGATGCTGGCATGAGCGACCCGCTGGACACACCGCCCGTCGACCACGGCTCCGACCGCTACGACTACGTGGAAGTGAACGCTCCTGGACTCTTGACGCCGTCAGGTGCGTGGTGGAACGCCGTACTTGCCCAGCCGTGCCCGGACTGCCGGGCGAACGTGTTCATCTACTGGACTGGTCTTGGCCTGAAGAGCCAGCATGACCCCCAGTCCTGGCGCATAACGATCGCCCACGACGAGACTTGCCCGACCGAGCATCTGCCGAGCCCAGCATGACCGACCCTGACGACCTGGTGCGTGAGTTCCACCGGACCTACGACGTGCCGATCCGAACAGGCCCGCCAACGCTGAACATCGACCGGCTCGGGATGCGGCTGCGGCTGATCGCCGAGGAGTACGAGGACGAGCTGCTCCCGGCCATCGAAGCCGGCGACCTTGTCGAGGTCGCCGACGCCCTGGGGGACATCGTCTACGTGATCTACGGCATGGCGCTGGAGTGCGGCATCCCGCGAGGACACGCCTCGTGACCGCCCCCATAACCTCGGTGAGCACGCCGGGGACCGCCGCCGGGGTAGCGGGTGGGGAAGTCGCCGCCCCGGCGGCACCACTGGTCATCACCGTCTACGGCACACCGGTCACCCAGGGAAGCAAGACCCGCAACCGCTACGGCGGTGTGCGGGACGACAACGCCAGCACCTTGCGGCCGTGGCGCGAAGCGGTGAAGCAAGCCGCGCTCGCGCTCATGCCCGGCCGGGAACGGCTCACCGGCCCGGTCAGCGTGACGGCGACGTTCGCCTTCGACCGCCCGCAGGGCCACTACGGCACCGGCCGCAACGCAGGACGGCTCCGCGACAGCGCCCCGCCGACGCCGGCGAATCGGGGCAGCGGCGATCTGGATAAGCTTCTCCGGGCGGCCTTCGACTCCCTCTCAGATGCCGGCGTTTGGCGGGATGACAGCCAGGTCGTCTGGTGCAGCGCCGAGAAGGTGTGGGCCGGCGATCCGCTGCACGAGATGCACATCCCCGGTGCGTTCCTGATCCTCCACGAGGTGACCCGGTGAGCGCGCAGAGCGGCAAGCCGAACGCCTCCACACTCACGCCGCACAACGTGGCCACCGAACTCGACCTGCGCGGCAGCCAGGGCGTCAAGTGGTACGCCGCGCGGTACGCCGTCCCGGCGGTCGTGGCCCTGGACGGGCAGGTCCGCACCGTCCTGGACCCCGGCTGGCGCCCGAGCGGGGCCACCCGATGAGCGCGCACGTCGTGATGTTCAGCAGCGGCGCCGGGTCCTGGGCTGCCGCGAGACGAGTCGCAGACGAGCATGGCACCGAGGGCCTGACGCTGCTGTTTGCCGACGTGCTCGGCGAGGACGAGGACAACTACCGGTTCCTGCGTGAGGCCGCCGCTGACATCGGCGGGGATCTGGTGGTCCTCACCGAGGGACGGACGATATGGGAGGTGTTCCATGACAAGCGGTACCTCGGCAACACGCGCCTAGCCAACTGCTCCCACATGCTCAAGCAGGAGCCGTGCCGCCGCTGGCTGGACGAGCACTGCGACCCGGCCAGCACGACCGTCTACGTCGGGGTCGACTGGTCCGAACAGCACCGGCTCCCCGGCATCGTCCGCAACTATGCGCCGTTCCGGGCCGAGGCGCCGCTGTGTGTCCCGCCGTACGTCAGCAAGGCGGCTGTGCTGGCCGACCTTGCGCGGCGCGGGATCGAGCCGCCCCGGCTGTACGCGCTGGGCTTCGCGCACGCCAACTGCGGCGGCGGGTGCGTCCGGGCCGGGCAAGGCCAGTTCGCCCGGCTGCTCGAAGTGCTGCCAGACCGGTACGCCGAGTGGGAGCACAACGAGCAGGACCTGCGGGAGCACCTCGGCAAGGACGTGGCGATCCTGCGGGACCGGTCTGGCGGCAGGACGGTCCCGCTGACCCTGCGTGCCTTCCGTGAGCGACACGAGGCCATGCCCGAGCAGACCGACATGTTCGACATCGGTGGTTGCGGCTGCTTTGTGGCCGAGAGCACGACGCCGGAGGTGACCCGGTGAGCGCGCAGAGCGGCAAGCCGAACGCCTCCACACTCACGCCGCACAACGTGGCCACCGACCTCGGTCTGCGCGGCAACCAGGGCGCCGCCCTGCTCACCTGGGACAGCGTGCTCAACCTCGCCGCCAGCGCCTACTGGACCCGCCGACACGCGCCGCTGTGCGGCTCCGAGCCCGGCTACCGCGCCCACACCGACCCGCCGTGCCAGGCCTGCCGCCAGGCGCACGCGACGGTCCGGGCCATCCGCAGGCGCCGCGCCTCACGGACGGAGGCAGCATGACCTGCTCCTACGCCGGCTGCACCCTGCCGGCCGCCACGGTCGAGGATGGGTGGTCTTTCTGCCTCCGCCACCTGGCCGAGCACCGGGCGCTCCGCGACGGCCGCGGGGACCGGCTGTTCAGCGCCCGCCGAGGCGAAACTTCCCCGCAGACGGCCAGCGACCGGCTCGGGCAGCCCGTACACGAGTGGGCGCTTGCCGCCCGCAAGGGAACCGCCCGGCGCGGATGGCGGGACACAGCAGACCTGCTCCACGCGGTCACCGGCGGCGACATCAACATCTCTGGCGAGACGTTGCGGGCGTGGTGTCGAGGTTGGCCTCGACCGAAGGCGCCGTGCGGGACTCACACCGCCTACGTGCGCCACGGGCAGCTCGGCGAGCCGATCGACCAGGCCTGCCGGGACGGGCAGCGCCGCTACGACCGCGAGCGCAAGCGACAGCGAGCAGGCAGCGAGCCGGTCCGTGCGGTCCGGGAGGCGTCGTGACCACCTACGCCGACTACGTCGACTTCGTCGCGGAGAAGTTCAACTTCGACCGGTCGTTTGGCTTCGACGTCCGCGACGAGCAGGTCCACCCGATCCTCAAGCCCCACCAACGCGACATCGTCCGGTGGGCCGTCGCCGGCGGGCGCCGCGCCATCTTCGCCGCCTTCGGCCTCGGCAAGTCCGTCATGCAGCTGGAGGTCCTACGGATCGTCGCCGCCGACAGCGGCCGGGCACTGATCATCTGCCCGCTCGGCGTACGGCAGGAGTTCACCCGCGACGCGCAGATGCTCGGCCTCACGATCCACTTCATCCGCCGGACCGAGGAGGTCCACGGCCCCGGGCTCTACCTCACCAACTACGAGAGCGTCCGGGACGGCAAGCTCGACCCCAACACCTTCGACGCGGTCAGCCTGGACGAGGCATCCGTCCTTCGGTCCTTCGGATCCAAGACCTACCAGACGTTCCTCACCCTGTTCGCCGACGTCCGCTACCGCTACGTGGCGACCGCCACACCCAGCCCCAACCGGTACAAGGAGCTGATCCACTACGCCGGGTTCCTCGGTGTCATGGACACCGGCCAAGCCCTCACCCGCTTCTTCCAGCGCGACTCGACCAAGGCCAACCACCTCACCCTGTACCCGCACAAGGAACACGAGTTCTGGCTCTGGCTCAACACCTGGTCCGTCTTCCTGCAGAAGCCATCCGACCTCGGCTACGACGACACCGGCTACGACCTGCCACCCATCGAAGTCGTCTACCACGAAGTGCCCGTCGACCACGCACTCGCCGGATCCGACCGGGACGGGCAAGGCCTCATGTTCCGCGGCGGCGCCCTAGGCGTCACCGACGCCGCGCGGGAGAAGCGCGACACGATCACCGCGCGCGTCGCGAAGACGGCCGAGATCGTCGCCGCCTCTCCCGAGGACCACTTCATCCTCTGGCACGACCTTGAGGACGAACGTCGCGCCCTCAAGCGCGCCATCCCGGCCGCCGCCGAGGTCTACGGCACGCTCGACCTCGAGGAACGGGAACGGCGCGTCATCGCCTTCTCAGACGGCCAAATCCCCATCCTCGCGACCAAGCCTGAGCTGTCCGGATCCGGCTGCAACTTCCAGCGGCACTGCCACCGCGCGATCTTCACCGGCGTCGGGTTCCAGTTCAACGACTTCTACCAGTCCCTGCACCGCATCCAACGCTTCCAGCAGCCCCAGCCGGTCCGCGTCGACATCATCTACGCCGAGTCCGAACGCGAAGTCGTCCGCACCCTGCAGGCGAAGTGGGCACAACACGAGGAGCTCACCGCCAAGATGTCCACCGTCATCCGCGAGCACGGGCTCGACCAGGCCGGGATCAACGCGGCGCTCAGCCGCGCGATGGGCGTCGAGCGACTCGAAGCCTCCGGTCAGGGCTGGCAGGTCGCCAACAACGACTGCGTCGACGAGACCGCCCGGATGGACGCCGACAGCGTCGACCTCATCGTTACGAGCATCCCGTTCGCCAACCACTACGAGTACACGCCGAACTACAACGACTTCGGGCACACCGACGACAATGATCACTTCTGGGCGCAGATGGACTTCCTCACGCCGCAGCTGCTCCGCGTCCTGCGACCCGGACGGATCTACGCCTGCCACGTCAAGGACCGGATCCTGTTCGGCAACGTCACCGGCGCCGGCGTCCCGACCGTCTCTCCGTTCCACGCCGAAGCGCTCATGCACGGCCGCCGGCACGGCTTCGACTTCCTCGGCATGATCACCGTCGTCACCGACGTCGTCCGCGAAAACAACCAGACGTACCGGCTCGGCTGGTCCGAGCAGTGCAAGGACGGCACCAAGATGGGCGCCGGCTCGCCCGAGTACATCCTGCTGTTCCACAAGCCGCAGACCGACCGCGCCCGCGGCTACGCCGACGTCCCCGTCGTCAAGAGCAAGACCGACTACACACGCGCCCGCTGGCAGCTCGACGCGCACGCGTTCTGGCGGTCCTCCGGCAACCGCCACCTGACGCCAGACGAGCTGGCCACACTGCCCGCCGAGCAGATGTCCCGCCTGTTCACCGAGCAGTCGCTGCAGACCGTCTACGACTACGCGACGCACGTCCGGCTCGGCGAAGAGCTCGAGGGCCGCGGCGTGCTGCCGGCGACGTTCATGTCGCTGGCCCCCGGCTCTCACCATCCGGACGTGTGGCACGACGTCAACCGGATGCTCACGCTCAACACCGAGCAGTCCCGGCGCGCCCAGGTGATGCACGTCTGCCCGTTGCAGTTCGACGTCGTGGACCGGCTCATCACCCGCTACAGCAACCCGGGCGACCTCGTCTACGACCCGTTCGGGGGCCTGTTCACAGTGCCGGTGCGCGCCTTGAGCCTGGGCCGCCGTGGCCGCTCTGTCGAGCTGAACGCCGGCTACTTCCTCGACGGTGTCCAGTACCTCAAGGCTGAGGAGCGCCGTACGGATCTACCGTCGCTGTTCGACGTCTTGGACGAGTCCGCGTGACCACCTACCCGGTCCCTGCCTCCGTCCTGGCCTCCCATCGGGACCTTGCGGCTGCCCGCGCCCCCCGGCCGTGCGGCGAAGGCACCGGGCAGGGCCAGACATGCGGGCAGCTACCGACCCGGCTGTACCCCAGCGGAGCACGCTGTCAGCGTCACCAGCCCGGATGGGGGCCGAGCCATGACCGCCCAGACGCTCGGCACCGACATCACGGTCACCGACATGTTCTGTGGCGCCGGGGGCAGCAGCCAAGGCGCCCACACCGCCGGACTGCGCATCCGCATCGCCGCGAACCACACTGGAAGCTCGCCGTCGACAGCCACAACACCAACTTCCCCGACGCCGACCACGACTGCGCCGACGTCTCCGCCACCGACCCGCGCCGCTACCCCCACCACCACGATCCTGTGGGCCAGCCCGGAATGCACCAACCACTCCCAGGCCAAGGGCATCCGCAAGCTCGGCGTCGACCAACGGTCGCTGTTCGACGAGCCGCTGCCCGACGAAGCCGCCGAACGCTCCCGGGCCACCATGTGGGACGTCCCCCGGTTCGCCGAGCACCACCGCTACCGCTACATCGTCGTGGAGAACGTCGTCGACGCCCGGCACTGGGTGCTGTTCAACGCCTGGCTGATGGCCATGCACGCCCTCAGCTACCACCACCAGGTCGTCTACCTCAACAGCATGCACACCGGAGGCGGCACGTTCGACCCGGCGCCGCAGTCCCGCGACCGCATGTACGTGGCTACACCGTCGCCCGGTGGGGCACCCGATGGCAGGTCGTCGACGTCCTCGACCCGCACCGGACCAGGCCGTTCCACGACACCCGCGAGCAGGCCACCGAACACGCCGGGCGGCTCAACCGCAGCGACCGGGAACGGCGCGCACCAGCCGCGCGGACCGCGTCCCATGACAACACGGAGGTAGCCCCGTAGTGGCTCGGATCCGCAGTATCAAGCCGTTCATCTGGTCGGACGACCGGATCGGCGAGGTCAGCCGTGACGCCCGGCTGCTCTACCTCGGCATGATCACCCAGGCGGACGACGACGGTCGGCTCGTCGCCTCCGGGACCAGCCTGGCCGGCGCCATCTACCCCTACGACGAGGTGACCGGCCGGCAGGTGGACCGCTGGCGCGACGAGCTCGCCGCAGTCGGCCTGCTCGACGTCTACACGATCGGCCGGGCCACCTACGCGCACCTGCCGAGCTGGGCCAAGCACCAGCGGATCCAGAAGCCCCAGGGCTCGGCGCTCCCAGCCCCACCGGTACGTGACGAGTCCGCTACCAGTACGCGACCAGGAGAGGAGCCGGTCCATGACTAAGCCGCACGCCGGTCGTGTAGGCATCGCATCCGGAGTCGAGGAGGAGGGGGAGAGGCGGTATCGCTTCGCTCCCGCCCTGAGGTGGAGGGGGAGGTGGAGGTGGAGAAGTACACGTAACCCTCACCAGGACGCGACCTGTCGCGGACCGGCCGTGGTCCGATGATCACCCGCACCGTCCTGGCCGAGCACGTCGACACCCCGGCCCGCCGTCATCGCTGCGTCCTGCTCGACGCCGGTCGGCTGAGATGCCTCGACTGCGACCGGACGCTCCTGCTGCCGACCGGGGCTGGCCCTACTTCGACTTCGAGGACCCCACCCAGGACAGGCGAGCCGCAGTGCCCCGAGCACCCCGGCGAGCACGCCGACGCCTGCCGGTGCTGCCGCGCCGAACAGATCGAAGACCGCACCCCGCTGCCGGACTGGCGGCCGACCGCGGACGTCGTCGCGTCGGTTGCCGCCGCCCGTCGGGTGCTGGCCGAACGCCGCAAGCCGACCGAGAGGACCAGCGCATGACCGACGACCCAGCGGTGCTCGCAGCGTGGACGGCGCAGGTCGCCCGAGCCCGTGCCAGCTACCGCGCCGACCCGTTCGCGGCGTCCCGGTCCCAGGTGATTCACACCGCGATCAACCACCGCAACTCCGGCTGGATCACCCAGGCCGACTACGACGCGACCGTCGCTGAGGCCCTGACCTGGCGGGCCGGATGACCACGGCGGGTCAGGACAGCGCGAGGATGGCCCGTGGAGGCTCTGAGCCGGGCACCCCCTCGTCGTTGCCCGACCCCCCAGCTGAGAAGCCGCGATCGCCGCCGGCCGCACCCGCACCCCGACAACCGCCCACCCGGACTGCCGCTGCGGTCGGCCGTACCTGCCCACGTGCCGGTTCTGCGCCGCCCCGGTGAA